TACCACTTCTAATTGGGGTAGCGATGCAACTTCTATTAACTTTGCAAACTTAACTTCAAATGTAACAGTTTCTCTAACTTCAGGTGCAGATGGAACTATTAGTGCAGCAAATAATATTACTGCGTTCAATCAATTTGCTAACGCAGATTCAGTAGATATTTCCTTAATCTTAACAGGTCCTGGTGCAAATACAGTTAGCGCAAGTTTGATTTCTTTAGCAGAAACAAGAAAAGATTGTATTGTATTCTTCTCTCCTGCAAAATCAGATGTTGTTGACAATAGTGGAAACGAAGCCGCAGCTTGCGTAGCACAAGCAACAAGTATCGGTTCTTCTTCATACGCATTTATGGATTCTGCATGGAAGTATCAATACGACAAATACAACGATGTTTATCGTTGGGTACCATTAAACGGTGATACTGCCGGTTTATGTGCCAAAACAGATATTGAAAGAGACCCATGGTTCTCTCCAGGTGGTTTAAACCGTGGACAAATTAGAAACATCATTAAGTTGTCTTGGAATCCAACCAAAGCAAATAGAGATACTCTATATGTTAAAGGTGTAAACCCTGTTGTAACATTCCCAGGTGAAGGCACAGTTTTATTTGGCGACAAAACATTGTTAAGTAGACCAAGTGCATTTGACCGTGTCAATGTTCGCCGACTATTCATTGTCCTTGAAAAAGCAATTGCAAGAGCGGCAAGATTTTCAATGTTTGAATTTAACGACCAATTCACCAGAGCGCAGTTTGTTTCATTAGTAGAACCATTCTTGCGTGATGTTCAAGGTCGCCGAGGCATCACAGACTTTAGAGTTGTTTGTGATGAAACAAATAATACCGGTGAAGTAATTGACCGTAACGAATTTGTTGGTGACATTTACATTAAACCTGCTCGCTCTGTTAACTTTATCCAACTCAACTTTGTTGCGGTTCGCACTGGCGTATCCTTCGAAGAAGTAGTTGGAAGGTTTCAATAAATAAGAGAACAGGAGAACTATAATGGCATTTAGCGTAAACGAATTTAGAGCACAGATGCAAGGTGACGGTGCTCGTCCAAACCTTTTCGAAGTTTCTGTTCCTTTTCCTCAGTTTTCTTCACCAGGAAACGCACCAACAAAACTTACATTCATGTGTAAGACTGCACAACTACCAGGTTCAACGGTAGGTGTTGTTCCGGTGCAATACTTTGGTCGTGAACTGAAGTTTGTGGGAAATAGAACCTTCGCAGATTGGACAATCACAGTTATTAATGACGAAGATTTTGTTGTTCGCAACGCCTTTGAAAGATGGATGAACGGTATTAATAGTCACGGATTCAATATTCGTAACCCATTAGCACTTTCACCATTAGGTTATTCAGTAGATGCTGAAGTAACTCAATTTGGTAAACAAGGCAATGCTCTGAAAAAGTATAAATTCATAGGTATATTCCCAACGGATATTACACCTATTGATGTTGATTGGGGTTCAAACGACACTATTGAGGAGTTTTCTGTCACTCTCACCTATCAATGGTGGGAATCTGAAGCAGACGGTGTAGTGTAAAGAGAAAGGCTTCGGCCTTTCTCTATTTTATAGGATGATTTTTAATGGCAATTAAACTTTTTGGCTTCACCCTAGGTAAACAAGACATTGTTCAGGTCCAACCACCCGAACAGCCCTCCTTTACTCTCCCAAATGAAGCAATCGATGATGGTGCAGTCACCATCACATCTAATCCCTATTATGGCACATATGTTGACCTAGAGGGAGCGGTTCGCAACGAGCTCGAATTAATCACTCGCTATCGTGAAATGGCTAATCATCCAGAGTTGGAGATGGCTATTGACGATATCGTTAACGAAGCAATCACACACGATGTTACAGGTAGAACTGTTAACATTGTTTTGGATAAACTAAAACAACCAGACGCAGTTAAAAAGAAAATCTCAGAAGAATTTGAGAATGTTCTTAAAATGCTTAACTTTGGTAATCTGTCTGACGACCTTTTCAAAAGATGGTACATTGACGGCAGAATTTATTACCATGTAGTTGTTGACGAATCTAAACCTAAAGAAGGTATACAAGAACTTCGTTACATCGACCCACGCAAGATTCGTAAAGTTCGTGAATTGGTAAAAGGCCGTGATCCAAAGACTGGTGCAAATATTATTCAGTCTATTGCAGAATACTATGTTTATTCTGATAGAGGCACCACAACTCAAACATACTCGGCAAATGTAAATGCCGGTCTTAGAATTGCACCAGATTCAATTATCAATGTGAATTCTGGTTTGATGGATGCAAAAAATACATTCGTCATTTCTTATCTACATAAAGCAATCAAACCACTCAATCAATTGAGAATGGTTGAAGATGCAGTTGTTATTTACCGTTTATCAAGAGCACCAGAACGCCGTGTATTCTACATCGATGTTGGTAACTTACCAAAAGGTAAAGCAGAACAGTACCTTCGTGATGTGATGATTAAGTATAAGAACAAAGTTGTTTACGATGCATCTACTGGCGAAATCCGTGATGACCGCAAACACATGTCTATGCTTGAAGATTTCTGGTTGCCACGCCGTGAAGGTGGTAAAGGTACAGAAATCACCACATTGCCTGCCGGTCAGAACCTTGGTGAATTGGAAGATGTTAAATACTTCCGTCAAAAGTTATTGCAGTCTTTAAATGTACCAATCTCTCGTTTAGAACCACAACAAGGTGGTATGATTGGTCTTGGTAGAACAACTGAAGTTACCCGTGATGAAGTTAAATTCAATAAATTTATCATTCGTCTCCGTAATAAGTTTTCACAAATTTTTGACCTTGCATTGGAAAAACAATGCGTTCTCAAAGGCATTTGCACAAGAGAAGAATGGGACAAATTCAAAGAAGATATTTACTTTGATTATGTAAAAGATAATAACTTTACCGAATTGAGAAGTGCAGAACTATTGCAATCTCGTATTCAAACATTGACAACAGTTGACCCATATGTTGGTCGTTATTATTCCGCTGAATGGGTTCGTAGAAACATTCTTCAACAATCAAGAGAAGAAATTGCTGAAATTGATAAACAAATTAAGCAAGAAGAAGAAAGTGGAACTGGCGGTCCAACGCAACAAGGTCAACAACCTGAGTTGAGTGCAGAACAATACCCACCAGAAGATAATACTTCAGATGCGGGATCCGCTGAATCAATGACGCCTCAATTAGATGCGGAAGTGGAAAAATATTCAGCGTTACTAAATAGGCGTTAAAGGAGATTAATATGGATGTTAACACATTTATTGACAATGTTGCTTCAGGCAATGCATTAAACGCAAAAGAATCTTTGAATGACCTTTTGTCATCAAAGGCTTTTGAAGCACTAGATGCTAAGAAAACGGAACTTGCACAAGCTTTATTTACAGGTAAAGAAGTAGAAGTTCAAGATACCGAAGAAACCGAAACAGAAACCGAATGAAAAACTTACAAGAGTTTCGCCAACTTGTAGAAGAAGAAAAATCGGACTATACTAAGTTCGATATGTTGGTTCGTGCTGGTCTTGCCAATAAGGCACAATTAGCACGAATTCATCGTATTTTGGATAAGATGACGGAAGAGCGTCCTCAGTTTAATAATGCCGATAGAGAAATTATGCGTAACCTTTTCAATCGCATGATAGACTTAATTAGCAACAATAAACAAATTTTTCAAAAAACAAGGCAAGCAGTAAGAGAACAATTAGAAGAAGGTGTTTTAGATACTTCCGATTTCAAAGTTAGTGAAATTGGTCGTAAAGTTAAAGCACATCGTTTTAAAGTTGGTGATGTAGGTGAAGTAAAAGAAGAATTTGAGTTGGTTGAATCACCAATGGATTTGGACAATGACCCACCTTTTGTTTTGGTTTTGAAACGCAAAGCCATAAGAATGTATCCAGACAAAACAAAAGTTGCGTTATATTACAACAAAACATTGAACAAATATTTTTCTGTGCCCTATGGTGGTCCTCTTGGTTCTGTAATTCAGGCAGAAGAAACACAAATTGAAGAAGCCGTTATGGACCAACTTCATAAAATTGTTTCTGACAAACAGGCACAAACTGTAAAATTTGGAAATGGTCAGTCACATAAAGTTGACCATTATACTGCTTCTGCTATTACGCAAGTTCATAATGCTTTAAATGATGACAATAAAAAGAAGTTCGCAGATATGGTTCATAAATCACCTGCACATTTGGCAAAAGCATCTGACTTTGCATTTAGTAGAGCAAAATGAATTTAATTGATTTAATCATACAAGGCAAATTAGACGAAGCAAAAAAATGTTGTTGTGACCGTCTAAAAGAAATTGCTTCGAAGCGATTGCAAGAAGCAAAACAGTATGTTGTTGCCGATATGTTTGAGGAAATTGAAGAACAACTTGATGAGAAAAGAAATCCTAATCTCATTAAAATGGGACGAATTACTAGAGTTCGCCGTAGAATTAGAAGAAATGCAAAAGGTCGTATTGTGGTTCAAAAGAATCGCAGACGCTCAGGTATTAAAGGTTATAGAATTTCAGGAAATACTGTAAAAAGAATTTCTGCAACAGAAAGATTACGAAAGGCTCGTTTATTAAAACGGTCATGGAAAACAACTAGAAGAGCTAAATTACGCCGTTCGCTATTGAAAAGAAAAATGTCAATGCGTAGGCGTGCATCAATGGGACTAAGATAAAATGCCATACGAAGTCATTAACAACAAAAGAAGTAAATCGGTTATCCGTGTTGTCGGTAATACTGCAACGCCGATTAATTTATCAACACTATCAACTGGTAGTGACGAAACTATTACTAATGCTTCAATTACACATATATCTGCACAATCAGATGGTGCATGGAAAATATATCGTGGTAATAATGCTAATACTGCTCAAACAGCTGTTTTGGTGATAGATTTAACTGGTGGTGGTAATGTAGATTGGCCTTTGGCACAATATGACATTTCGATTGCAAATAATTCATCGTCAAACATTTTCGTAACAAATTCAGGTACAGGTGGCACTCTTTTATTGACAGTAAGTAAGACTGCCACATTTGACCCTGCATTAATAGGATTGTAAAATGAAACTTATTACCGAAACAATCGATAATGTAAAGTATCTTACCGAAGCAACAGAAAACGGTAAAAAGAAACTTTTCATTGAAGGAACTTTCCTTGTTGGCGAACAGGTCAACAAAAACAATCGCATGTATAAGATGGATACATTACGCCGAGAAGTTGGGCGTTATACAGAAGAATTCATCGATACAAACCGTGCTTTGGGTGAATTAGGACATCCAGATACACCATCTATTAACCTTGAAAGAGTATCACATAAAATTGTGTCTCTCAAAGAAGATGGTAATTCATTTTACGGTAAAGCACTAATTCTTGAAACACCATACGGACAAATTGTAAAAAACTTTATCGATAACGATATTCAGGTTGGCGTTTCTTCAAGAGCTTTGGGTTCTTTAACTCAAACTAGAGAAGGTTACAATTTGGTTCAAGATGACTTGCGCCTTGCGACTGCCGCAGATATTGTTGCGGATCCATCAGCTCCAGGCGCCTTTGTTAACGGTATTATGGAAAACAAAGAATGGATGATGGTTGATGGAAAGTTTGTAGAAGCAGACCACGACCGCTTTAAAAAGACAATTCAGAGAGCTTCCAAAGGCCAAATAGAGGAAACTGCTCTAAAACTGTTCGAAAATTACCTCAGAAAACTTTAATTTTATAAATAAGAAATCATAAGGAGATTCCTAATGGCAACAAATAAACTCATGGAAGCCGCAGCAGACATTCTTGCAGGAAGCAAGAAATCCGCTCCAGCAATGCCTGCCGAGAAATTAGCAGGTGAGGTTGTAGACCTTGGCGGACCAACACCAACAAACAATAAACCTGATGACGATTCAAATAAAATTGACGCCACCAAGGCTGCTAAGAGTGCCGCAGCTCCAACAACAAAGCCATCTGCTGCTTCAGCTGATACACAAGACACAATGAAAAAAATGTCTGAAGAAGAAGAAACAGATGAAGAAATCATTGCAGAAAAAATGCATGATGACGAAAAGAAAGAAATGATGAAGAAGAAAATGAAAGAGGACATTGATGCTCTTTTTGCTGATGATTCTACCATTTCAGAAGAATTCAAATCTAAAGTTTCT